GCGGGATGCCATTGCCATGCAGCTGTTCGGCAAAAGTGCGCAGGCTCTCAATCCGCTGATCGCGCAGGGTTCCGAAGGGATCGCGGCACTGACTGAGGAAGCGAAACAGATGGGAGCGGTGCTCAGTGAGGACAGTATTTCCAAACTCGGTGCATTTGACGATGCCGTTCAGCGGCTGAAACAAGGTTCGGAGGCGGCACAGCGGGTTCTTGGAACCGTGCTTCTTCCGGAACTGCAAACCCTCGCGGATTCCGGTGTACAGCTGCTCGGCGAATTCACATCGGGTATCGCGGCAGCAAGTTCGGATTTCGGACAGATCAGTGAGGTCATCGGCAATACCGTAGGAAGCATTGTGTCGATCCTGATGGAGCAGATTCCGCAGTTCGTGCAGGTCGGCATGGAAATCGTCATGCAGCTCGGAGGAGCGATTGCGGACAACCTTCCGATACTTGTGGAATGCGCTTCGGAGATTATTGTAACACTGCTTGACGGGCTGATCGCCGCCCTTCCCGGAATCACCGAAGCCGCCGTTCAGCTTGTGGTCATGCTTGTGGATGCGATTGTGGAGAATCTCCCCTCTCTGGTAGAAGCGGCGATTCAGATGGTTGCAACTCTCGCATCCGGTATCGCCGAAGCCATGCCGGAGTTAATCCCCGCCGTGGTCGAGATGGTCACAATGGTGGTACAGACGATCATCGACAATGTTCCGCTGCTGCTCGATGCCGCACTGGAACTTGTCCTCGGTCTGGCACAGGGGATTCTTGACTCCATTCCGCAGCTTGTCGAAGCATTGCCCGAACTCATCACGGCAATCGTGGAGTTCATTGTGTCTGCAATTCCGCAGATCATCGAAGCCGGGATTCAGCTTCTGACCGCACTGGTGGAGGCGTTACCGGAAATCATCGAAACCATCATCGCAGTCCTCCCGCATATCATTGAGGGTATCGTCACGGCTCTGATGGAAGGCTTACCGCTGATCGTTCAAGCAGGAATTGACCTTCTGGTGGCACTGATTCAGGCATTGCCGGAGATTATTGAGATGATCATCGTGGCGATTCCCGAAATTATCACGGCGATCATTAACGCCTTTGTCGAGAATATCCCTCTCATCGTCGAGACGGGCATTAAGCTGTTCACGGCGATCATTGAAAATCTGCCGCAAATTATTTCCGAGATTATCAGCGCCATTCCGCAGATTATTACGAGCATTGTCCGTGCGTTCACCGAGGGAATTCCCGATCTGGTGGATGTTGGCGTAAACATGATCAAGGGCATCGGTCAGGGGATCATGAGCATGGCGTCGTGGCTGTACGATCAGGCATCCAAACTGGTTGACAACGTAGTCAGCGGGGTGAAGTCCTTGCTCGGCATTCACTCTCCATCCACAGTATTTGCCGGGATCGGCGAGAACATGGGTGCCGGTATTGGTGTCGGTTTTGTGGATGCCATGAAGCGGGTCGAAGAGGATATGCAGAAAGCCATCCCGACCGATTTCGATGTGGATGCGCGCATCGGGGACATCGAACCGGGCAGAATGGCTTCGGGACAGGCGATTAATGTGACGATTCCGCTGACCATTGACGGGATTACGCTGGCGAGAGTGCTGTCGCAGATTCAGTGGTCGCAGAATGCGGTGTATGTGCGGAATTTTGGGATGGGTTAAGAATTTCCGAGATTCACTCCATCGGCAGTTTTCCATTCAGTATTTCCATTTGCGGATGCTCCCATTACAAAACAGGCGGCGCCGGATGGAGACTTGAACAGAATATCTTTCTGTAAGACACCATTATCATCAAGATCTTTAGCATACTTCGTTCTTGATTCTTTTACGTAGTTAGGACAGGACGGAGTTTCATCCTTACAGATTTTACTTCCAGACAATACTACAAAACCTTCTTCATTCAGAATTCCCTGAGCATCTGCTCCTCTGCGGTTCAGATAGTATTTCACTACGGGAACTTGAGTGGAATTATTTGATGTGTTTCTGGAAGTAAGCGGTTCAAAAATATTGTACCCGAGAACGCCCATAACGATTTTTGCGTACTCAATGAATTCTTCCAGTTCGCTCTCTTTTTCTTCGGTTACATTTCCCTGAGAAGGTTCATTGCCATTCTTGACGATACAGCGATGTGCTTCCGTTGCCATAGTACAGAAATGATTCTCGAGATAACTGATTTCGGTCGGGCCAAAGGAATTATCGGAAGTGGTAAACACAACCGCTTCCGTCCAGTAATCTTTATCAGGATTCTGTTTATGTTCAACCAACCGCTGATAGATCCCTTCTCCATTTTTTCTCGAACCGGCTTGTCCGACATAAACAACCAGATCATCCGATGTATCAGAAACTCCAAACAGAAAATACACGCCGCTTTTCTTGAAATCCGGTCTATCCTTGCATTCTTCAAGAAGGGTTCTAGGAACTTTATAAGAAATACCGGTCCAGTTGGCAAGGGTACATTTCACACGTCCTTTTGCAACGCCGTCCATTAAAAAATACTTTATGTTCTTACCCATTTTGATACATCCTTATTCACAACATATTCTGTACAAATTATATACAAAATCTGCCTTTTTGTCAATATTGGAAAGGAGGTGAATCCAATAAACATACGTATCTATACGCAGAATAATGTTATGTCTTTTGTTATTCCACGTGTACTGTCCGCATCTATAACGGATAGATTATCCGGCGAACGCACTCTTGCCTTTTCTACACTAACATCCCGCTCCACTTCCCTCACGCCTGGCATGATTGCCGAGCTTGACGGTCAGTATTACAACATTGTCCGCATATCCAAACAGATCACAGACGGCTTCCCCGTAACCACAGCAGAATGCGAACACATCTCCTATCTGCTGAACGACGAACAGTACAACTTCATTACCTTCGTTTTTGAAGGAACGCCGTTGGAAGGACTGCATGAACTTCTTGACGACACCCCATTCTCCATCGGCGTCTGCGAGGCAACCGGTCGGATCGAATGCTACTTCACCGAAGGCACACTCAACCGCCGGAATGCACTCATGCGGTTTATCGATGCCTGCGGATGTGAAGTCGAGTACGACGGTTACAAGATCAACCTCCGCAAGCATCGCGGCAGTACTACCCGTAAAGTCCTGATGGACGGCGAAAACGTGACTAATCTGTCCGTTACCATCGATTCCCGTGAGAACATTGCCTCCTACTCCATTTCGCTGTTCAAGATGGCTGATCTGCAGGCGGGGGATGAGGTGAATATCACCTACACGCCGATGGGAATCAACGTCGATACCCGCATCGTCAGCATTACATACAATCCGTTTTATCGCTACACCGTGCAGATTGAAGTCGGGGATTATGTCCCGAACCTGATGGCGTCCACGGCAACGCAGCTTGACCGGATCAAGCAGGAATTCCGTGCGGCGGATGGTGAACTGCGCTCGACCATTGAAACGGTTGAGGGCGATATGTCCGAACTGCGGCAGACGGTATCCGGGTTCGATCTGCGTATCGCCAATGCGGAAGGCGCGATATCGGAACTTTCACTGACGCTTGGAGGATTCGAGACACGCATCACCAATGCCGAAGGTGCTGTGGCGGATTTGTCACTTACCGTGGGCGGGTTCAGCACCAGAATCGAATCTGTGGAAGGCAATCTGGCAGATCTGTCCCTGACGGTGAACGGATTCAACACCCGAATCGAGAATACCGAAGGCTCCATCTCAACCATCTCTCAAAGCCTGACCTCCATCACCACCCGTGTGGAGAATGCGGAAGGATCGATTTCTACGGTTTCACAGACTGCCGACAAGGTGAACTGGCTCATCGCAAGCGGTACATCCGCATCCAACTTCACGATGACCGACCGTGCGGTTAGCCTTGTTGCCGATAAGATCGACCTCTCCGGTTATGTCACGATCACCTCACTGAAAACTGCCGGAAGCACCACGATCAACGGCTCCAACATCACAACCGGCACGATCTCCGCTGACCGGATTGACGCTTCCACCCTGAAAGTTTCACGTATGTACGCCGGTTCGACCGTCAATGTGGCGATTACCTCATCCGGCACGGAAACGCTGTACATCGGCGGGGACGGAACATGGAATTACAAGTATCTCAAGATTTTCGCCGACACTATCCAGTTCATGCAGTTCAGCGCAGGCAGTACGTCCATGCTCGTGATGGACATCGGAAACCAGAGTTTTCGCCCGAATGCGGACAACTTCTGGGACCTCGGCAACGTGAACTACGGTTTCGGGACGCTATATGTGAACAATATTTCCTGCAAAGGCTCGACCGGTACCTGCGGTTCAACGTCCTATCCCTTTTCGGAAGGATTCATCAAAAAGCTGTATCTCGGGACATCCTGCTACCTCTCGGCAAGCGGATCGTCTCTTTGCGTGAACGGCACGGCGATCGGAGGGTACAGCAAAATCTCAAAGCTATACGCCGGAACTTCGACCAACTATGCCGAACTGAATTCTTCTTACGCTTTTCTGCCGAGTACCACGGCGTATGATTTCACGCTTGGCTCTTCCTCTTATCCTTGGAAGAAAGCCTACATCACTGAACTGTATCTGAACGGCACAAAGTTCACTCCATCGACCGTGGACACAAGCAAAATCGCATATTCCAGTACGATTTACGCTTCGATGAACGCATCCAAGCAGTTCATTCCAGCCGCAAGTACCGGTTATTATCTCGGCAACTCCACCTATCCGTGGCAGTATGCCTACGTCACAAATCTGTACATCAACGGCACGAAGTTCGATCCGTCCGCCTCTTCAAGCGGTGCCAATTTCGCCGGAAGTCAGGTGACGATGGGCGGCAGTGCGGCTTACTATATCCTCTGCAATACATCCCGTGAACTTCGTCCGTACAGCACATCCACAACTTATCCCTGTTACCTCGGAACGGCATCCTACTACTGGCATTATGCCTATCTCGGAGCGAACACGGTGTCCATCGGAAGCACCAAGTCATCCAAACTCGGCTTCTTCGGCACGACTCCCATCATCAAGCAAACCCTCTCCACCTCGTCCAACAACATGAGTTACAGCAGTGCGACATCGTCGAACTATCTCTATGTGCTGAACAATCTGGTGGGGATTCTTAAAAACAAATACGGCCTCATCGCCTGAAATGGAGTAAACATGAAAGTAACACTCAAAACCATCATTCTCGCCATTCCCGCGCTGTCGAAACTGGCTGCGGAGGATATCAGTCTCAAACTGGCGTATCGCTTAAAGAAAAACATCGCCGAACTCCAGCGGGAAGCGGACTTCTTCGGCGAACAGCGGATCAAGATTCTGGAGAAATACGGCACTGCGGATGAAAGCGGCAACTATACTTTTGAAGGGGACAACGAGCAGAAAGCCATCGCGGAACTGGATGAGCTTCTCGATCTGGAAGTTGAACCGGTGATTGATGTTATTGATATTCCTATCACTGAAGGCATCAAACTTTCCGTCAATGATATCGGCTATCTTGAACCCTTCATCAATTTCATTGAAGAATCCTGATGCTCACTGAGCATTACAAAACATCAAATTCACGGAGGTATAAACTCATGAAAGAAATCTGGAACAGCATTCAGATGGCATTCACGGCAATCGGCGGATTCTTCGGCTGGTTCCTTGGAGGCGTGGACGGTTTTCTCCATGTTCTCCTTGTTTTCGTCGTGATCGACTACATCACAGGCGTCATGTGCGCCATTTATGACCATGATCTTTCTTCTGAAATCGGTTTCAAGGGAATCAGTCAGAAGGTTCTGATCTTCCTCATGGTCGGACTGGGCAGTCTTCTGGACAGTTACATCCTCGGCGACAGCTATGCGCTCAGGACTGCAATTACCTTCTTTTACATTTCCAATGAGGGTATTTCCATTCTGGAAAACGCAGTACACCTGGGCCTTCCGGTACCGGAAAAGCTGAAGCAGGTTCTGGCGCTCCTTCACAAGAAATCGAAAACCGAGAAAGCCGAGGATAAGAAAGATGAAACTGAATAAGCAGTATCTGATCCGGAATGAATGCTACATCGTCGGCAACCGGCAGAAGGTTCTGGGGATCATGGTGCATTCCACGGGCTGCAACAACACAAGTGTGTCCTCTTACCTGAACTACTGGAATCAGCTTCGTCCGGGCGGCAGGCAGGTCTGTGTTCATGCTTTTATCGGCAAGCTTCCGGACAGTTCCGTAGGTACATACCAGACCCTTCCGTGGGACATGGTCGGATGGCACAGCGGTCAGGGCTCTGCAGGAAATGCAAACTTCATGGGGTACATCGGTTTCGAGATCTGCGAAGACGATCTGACTGACAAAGCTTATTTCGCCAAGGTGTACCGTGAAGCTGTGGAACTGTGTGTATATCTCTGCCAACTCCATGGCCTGACGGAGCAGGACATCATCTGCCACAGCGAAGGGTACGCGAGAGGAATTGCGTCCAACCACGCGGATGTGATGCACTGGTTCCCGAAGTTCGGGAAGAGCATGGATACATTCCGGGAGGATGTAAGGAAGCAGCTTGTATCCCGAACCTGCGATAATATGCCTGCGGACTGGGCTATGGATGCGATCTGCTGGGCGATTGAGAATGATCTCCTGAAAGGCAATGATCAAGGTGATCTCATGCTACGCAGTCCGATTACCAGAGAGCAGTTCTGCGTGATGCTGAAGCGGTATCATGATCTGACTCAAAACTGAATAGTTATAATGAAGCTCATCGGAATTTTTCTCCGGTGGGCTTTATTTTTTTGCAAAAATTGCGGACCATTCCGTCCTCCAACCTCCAGTGTGCTGTGAACAAATATCAGGAGGTTTCATATGCACACCGAAAAAGAAACAACCGCCCCTTCCCCGTCACCCGAGGAACAGATGCAGAACGAATACAACTATGTCCTCGCACAGCAGATCACGAAACGGCTTCTTGAAGCGGGACTCATCACAAAGGATGAATTCAACAAAATCACGGCGAAAAACCGCGAATCTTTCTACCCTTTACTCGGCAGAATTATGACGAAACTGACTTGATAATATTGCACTACAGAGGTAATATGTATGACTGATGAGGGGAGGTATCGTTATGCCGAAGGTTACGGCGATTCAGGCAAACAGCCGGAGCAATCGCAAAAAACTCCGTGTTGCTGCCTACTGCCGGGTGTCCACGGATTCCGAAGCACAGCTGGAAAGTCTGGAGACACAGATGGCGCATTATGAGAAGTATATCAACGACCATTCGAACTGGGAGTATGTGGGGCTGTACTACGACGAAGGTCTGAGTGGGACAAAGATGGCAAACCGGGATGCTCTGCTTCAGCTTCTGGCTGACTGTGAAGAGAGGAAGATTGACTTCATTGTCACAAAATCCATCAGCCGGTTCAGCCGGAACACGACCGAATGCCTGCAGATGGTTCGGAAACTGCTTTCTCTGAATGTTCCTGTTTACTTTGAGAAGGAAGAAATCAGCACTGCCGCTATGGGTAGTGAGCTGTATCTCACACTGTACAGTACGCTTGCCGAGAACGAATCCAAATCCCTGGCGCAGAACGTGACATGGTCTGCCCAGAAGCGGTTTCAGAACGGGACTTACAAAACAAGCAGTGCCCCTTACGGGTATGTCTGGAACGGTGAAGATCTGGTTATCCATCCGGAACAAGCTGAAGTGGTACGGATGATTTTTGCGGAAGCGCTGACGGGCAACGGTTCGTACCGTATTGCAAAAAAGCTGAACGAACTTGGTATTCCTTCCGCACGGGGTGGACTTTGGTCGGACAGTTCGGTGAAAGGGATTCTGTCCAACGAACGATATACCGGAGATGCACTTCTGCAGAAAACCTACACGGATGACGATTTCAACCGCCACAGCAATCACGGCGAGAAGGATCAGTACATCATTCCGGATCACCATGAGGCAATCGTCAGCCGTGAGGATTTCGATGCTGCCGCAGAGATTATTGCACAGCATTCCAAAGAAATAAGGATAGAAAAAGGCTCCGGCAAGTACCAGAACCGATATGCTTTTTCGGGTAAAATCATCTGTGGAGAGTGTGGGGGCACATTCAAGCGGAGGCATCACAAAAACAGGGATTTCAAATATCCGGCGTGGTGCTGCAGTACCCATCTGACGGACAAGGACAAATGCTCCATGCTGTACATCCGGGACGATGCACTTCGGCTTGCCTTTGCGACCATGATGAACAAGCTGATCTTCGCTCACAATGTGATCCTGAAATCATATCTAACGGGTCTGCGGAATTCTCCCGATGATCCGAAGGCAAAGCGGATTCAGGAACTGCATGAACTGCTTTACAGAAACACCGAACAGCGTGAGACATTATCGAAAATCCGGTCACAGGGATACATCGATCAGGTTGTTTACAACAAAGAGATCAACGAACTGATGACGCAGGCACAGGAGTATCGCAGTGAAATTACCGTGCTGACTCAGGCGGCAGGAAAATCGTCGTTGATCAGTGAGACGGCGGATCTGCTGAAATTCACGGAAGGTGCCGATATGCTGACCGAGTTTGATGAAGAATTGTTTGAGAGATTCGTGAACCGGATTGTGGTTTTCAGGCGGGATGAGGTCGGATTTGAGCTGAAATGCGGACTTACACTGAGAGAAAGGTTGCGATAATATGAGTCATATTCCACTTGGATACAGAATCGAAAATGGCAGAGCGGTGATCGATGAAGTTGCTGCAGAACAGGTACGGGATTTTTTCCGGAACTATCTGTCCGGCATGACACTGGTGACTGCCGCAAAAGAAGCCGGAATCGAAACTTACCATGCAACGGCCGGCTTAATGCTTGCGAACCGCAAATACCTCGGGAATGATTTCTACCCTTCGATCATTGATGAAGCAACCTTCAAGATGGCACAGAAAGAGCGAAAGAAACGTGCAAAGGCTCTCGGACGGGATCACTTTGTTTCCGAAATTCCCGTTCTTGAAGTCCCAACGGAATTTGAAATGCGAAAAGCAGCAGAGCATTACGACAATCCCGCAGAACAGGCGGAATACCTTTACACTTTGATAGAAAGCGAGATTTGATATGGCAAGCATTACAGTCATTCCCGCCAGACGGCAGGTCGGGAACAATCTTACAGCCAACGAACCGCCGAAGCTCCGGGTCGCAGCGTACTGCAGAGTCAGTACTGACAGCGATGAGCAGGCACTCAGTTATGAAGCGCAGATTGCGCATTACACCGAATACATCAGCAAAAATCCGGACTGGGTTCTGGCGGGAATATTCGCGGATGACGGGATTTCCGGCACAAATACAGTCAAGCGAACCGAGTTCAACCGCATGATCGACGAGTGCATGGCGGGCAAAATCGACATGGTCATCACAAAGTCCATCAGCCGGTTTGCGCGGAAT